AGGTGGTGGGGCAACACATTGTACCCATAGTATATCATGTCTTGCAACCCCTTGGGAAATTATTTATGGCGGTAACAACTACGCAGCGCAGCCTCAAGTACATGAGGGACAACGGCTTCTATGCCGAGGTGGTCGAGCGGTACAACTCCTTTACCAAGCGCAAGAATGACTTCGCCGGCTTTATTGACATCCTGTGCCTGGGCCAGGGGGTGGTAATCGGCGTGCAGACCACCAGCTGGGGCCACACATCAGACCGGCTAAAGAAGATCCTAGAGCATGAGAACCTGGACATAGTGAGAGAGTCAGGCATCAAGATAGAGGTCCACGGATGGCAAAAAAAGAACAACCGCTGGGAAGTAAAAATTATTCATGTAGAATAAAGCTGCTTTCTCCTTGGTCCTCGGACCCTTACCCCCTAGGAAACTGGGGGGTTCTTTTAACATTAACAGATGTTAGAGTTGGAGAAAATATTTTTAGTACTTATTGCCGAAAAGCAAAAAGTGCTGTATAGTGTTAATCGTTGCTGTCGAACGCAATAGATTTAGAGCCGTTACTCATGCATTGGCCTCCGGGGATTCTTGGAGGGTTCGACCCAGTGCAGTAGTAACGGCTTTTTTCGTTTTCGGCGGCCACCGGACTCCATCCGTTAGCAAGTGGTTGTATCGCCAGCGTGGAAGTAAAGACAAAAAACTCGGTGTGACCCGCACCTCCGAAGTAGCGTAAGCCAAAAGGAATAAACAAGGTTGTCGTAAAGACACATACCCTAGACCGCTGGGAGATGATCGACAAGCCGGTGAGAACTGGCTTTATCGGGATTCCAGGGGAGGGCGGCTTGGCTGGCCGATAGATCGCGTAAAAACCGGTCAAAGCACCTTGATAAAGAGTCGCTGGCAATCCAACACCCAACAGCCGGGGGAGGGAGGGTCAACGGGTAAGAGGGCTTAGCTGTGGTGATACAACAGTTGACATGCTAGTAATTCATGAGTTATGATATTTACGACTTTAACTTTGGGAAAGTTATGACAAATATTGGCAAAGGCCGTTGGGTTGATGGGATGTACGAGGTAGAAATATACCCCGAGGAAGAGTGGGAAAAAACATGGGCTCAGCAGCTGGGCGGTAAGAAGGTTTTTCATGACAGCCTGGCTAGCCTTTGGCTGAGTGGAATGACCTATACAGCAATAGGCAAAATGCACGGCATGGACCCAAAAGATGTTTCCTACATCTGTAAGCCACTTGTAAAAAGGCATAACGAGCGATGCGAAGCCAACATAGAGAAGTTAAACAAGGTTTTAGTGTGCCCTGATCCTGAGTACATGTTTATGACTGACAAACGTACTGTGCTGCAGGAGATGTGTGCGCTATTGATAGGGGGTAATGAGATAAAAGAAACATTGGAACAACTTAGCAACTTAGGAGAAAGCAAATGAATTGGAACATTTTTAAGAGAGTAGCTGAACTAGAGCAACAGGTAAAAGACCTTACGGACTTTAACGATGATCACAGCCGATGGATTGCGCAACTGGGTGAGAGGGCGCAAAAACTGGAAAGCGCAAATCAGAATTTAATAAACTCAAACCAAGCCCTAATTGGAAGGCATGAGAACATTGGCAAAAGATTACAAGACCTGGAACATCAGGTTTATCTTCAGTCACGCGACCCCCGCATTGCCGCTCTTGAACAACAGGTAAAAGACCTTACGGACCTGAACAGTGATCACAACCAATTTATTGGGAAACTTGAGGGCAAGATAAATCAAATAAATAACAAGCTTTTTATACAGGCGGTAGAACACAAAGCATTCTCTGAAGTAGACAAAGCAAGGGAGGCTAGGCGTCTTTACCACCGCGAATGGCGCAAAAAAAATAAACTTAGCGAGGATGCTCGCAACAAAAAGAACGCATACGCTAGAGCCTACTACGCACGCACAAAAGGAGCAAAGAAATGAGAAAAGTACGATTCATGGAGTTGATGAAGGAGCCCTTCAAGAAACCTACACCCCTTGAGATGATTGCCGCCGAACTAGCTGACGCGCACCTTGAGAAGTTAAACGCTGAGACTGCGGTGGAGTACGCCCAGTCAATCGTTAACTACAACATGACCCGCATTGCCCGCCTTAACGCACGACTGGAGGAATACAAATGAAAGACAACCAAGAGATAGCAGAAGACTACACCGACTGGCTGGTAAAGACCGGCGGCTTTGCAAGGGACATGACCTTGCGTGATGAGTTTGCGGGGCTGGCTATGCAAGGTGCTATATCGCACGGTCTTTTTAATGCGGCTAAAGCAGATCAAGACTACGCTGAATATGTTTCGTTTCTTGCTTATGTTTATGCAGACGCAATGCTCAAGGAGCGCGCCAAATGACATTCAAATACCTAACTAAATTGCTGGTTTTCTTTACGCTTGGCGTGTTAGTAGGCATGTTTTTTATTGAATGGCGGGGGTAAGCAAATGAACTGCTGTAACGACATAGGAACTTGCACACAAGGGCGTGACTGCCCTATCAGAAAGCAACGCGCACAAGAAGCCAATGAGGCGTATGTCAAAGGATTTTTAATGGGGCAGGAAGACCCACTAGATGACCTTGCCGATACCTTCAAAGGCTTGATTGCTTTTATGTTTGTAGTAGCTGGCTTAACAATGATTGCTTTTGCTATATGGGGGAAGTGATGACAGGCTATAAATCAAAACGCGATGCGGCGCTGGACGAGGAAGGGATGTACCTTGTGCATCACACTAAGCGCAAAGATGAAGATGACGACACCCAAGTCTATAAGCGTCCGTGGGTAGACCTTACGGATGGAGTTATGTGCGATATAGCTAATGAACATGGTTTGATGAGCATTGATTGGATTGACTTTGCTCGTGCCATTGAGGCCAAACTAAAAGAGAAGAACACATGAACTCACAAGAAAAAACATTTGATGCCATTGCCAAACTAAAAGACATTGAGCTTGAATTGCTCCGCTTGAGGAATGCTTTGGATATGGCAAACAAAATAATAGATGCGCAGACGCGCCCGTGGGTAAGCCTGACGGATGAGGAAATAAAAGAAATCGTTGGGCCGTGGGGCGACATACCTATCAAGGGCTACACCCGCAAACTTATTGACCAAATTGATGCCAAGCTACGGGAGAACAATGCATAAGTCCAACCACCACGCCGTAAGGATGGCGTTACAAAAGTACCCTGATGGGCTGACTGTATCTGAGATAGCCGAGAGACTGGAGAAAGAACCCCCGCCCATGCGGCGTGCGCTAATAACAATGCCCGATGCTTACATAGACAGATGGATAGCCCACCGAAAACAATGGATTGCTGTATGGTGTGTAGTAGTGCCACCGAAAAATTGCCCTAAACCAACCACGAGAAAGGAGAAAAATGGACACGCCGAACTTCGCAGCCTGGTCCAATGAAAACCTAGCAAAGTTTGCATCTGATTCCTACAAGAGGATGCAAGCACAACAAGAGGCCATCATGCAAATGCAAGGTGATCTCAAAGACGCAATGGTGCAACTGCGCCAACTACTTAAGGATAAAAATGAAAATCTTGTTGACTAAGATCCGCCTTGATGGTGGAACACAACCCCGCAAAGAGCTAGACGAAACCCTAGTCCAGCACTACACCGAAGAGATACTGGAAGGCCAAGCATTCCCGCCAGTCGATTTATATTTTGACGGCAAGCACTACTGGCTCTCTGATGGCTTTCACCGCTGGCACGCACACAAGCGCGCAGGGCATAAAGACATTGAATCAAACGTCACAGAAGGCACCAAGCGCGATGCCTTTATAGCTTCTCTCAAGGCTAATGCACAACATGGCAAAGCCAGGACGCCAGAAGAGCGCCGTTACGTTGTCCAGCTTGCGCTTGAAGACATTGAGCTAGGCGACTTGTCAGACACGCAAATTGCTCAGATCTGTCTAGTCAGCAACATGACTGTAGGGCGTGTCCGTAAAGCGATTGGCCTCAAGAAAGAAACAACTGTTGGTAAAGATGGTAAGCGGCGCGACACTTCAAAAATTGGCCGCAAGGCACTTCCTGCGGCATATCCTGAGCCTGCATTTGAGGATGAAGACAAGCTCACGGAGTTAGCTACAGAAATAACAGCGGTATCTGAAGAGAATACAAAGCTCAAAGATATGTTGGCGGTCCGTTCGCTTCCTGTTTCGGAAGAGGCGCGAGCCGAGGTTAAAGAAACCATTGAGTTGCTGCGTGAGCAAGTAAGAGAGCTAGAGGTTAAACTTAAATCCGTGACGCAAAGCAGGGATGAGTTCATGTCTAAGAACGCTGAGATGCTAAAGCAGATAACATATTGGAAGCGCAGAGCCGAAAAGGCCGCATAACACCGAAGCTGGGCGGTTTCCCAGCAGGAGAAAGCATGATTGAATTAAGACCACATCAAGCGGATGTAGTGGAGAAGCTCGAACAGAGTTTTGCCCAGCACCGCTGCCAACTGTTGTATGCCCCAACAGGTTTTGGCAAAACAGAGGTAGCCATGCACATCATGGCTCAAGAGGCCAAGAAGGGCGTCAAGGTTGCGATGGTGCTAGATAGGATTGTGTTGGTAAACCAAACCAGCGCACGCCTATCTAAGTACAAGATCAACCACGGCGTGATGCAGCAAGATCATTGGCGGTATCGTCCCCTCGAAAGAATCCAGGTATGCAGCGCACAGACCTTGGAGCGCAGGGATGATTTCCCCGATGTTGGCCTCCTGATAGTTGATGAGTGCCATGTGCAGCGCCAGAAAATAACTGAGTTCATCAAAGAACGCCCAGAGATGCGAGTCATTGGCCTGACCGCTACGCCATTTGCAGACGGCTTGGGCTCTACCTACACCCATGTAGTCGGAGCAAAGCCTACGGGGCAATTGATTGAAGAGAAATGGCTAGTCCCACTCAAGATCTTTATAGCCAAAGAGATCGACATGACTGGCGTTAAGAAGGTGGCTGGCGAATGGTCGCAAGATGAGACAACCAAGCGCGGTATGCAGATTACCGGCGATATAGTTGACGAGTGGGTTAACAAGACCAATCAACTGTTCGGCGGTCCTAAAAAGACTGTGGTGTTTGCCTCCGGCGTAGAGCATGGAAGGGACCTTGTAAGGCAGTTTAACGAGCGCGGCTATAACTTTGTTTCCATCTCTTACAAGGAGGATGATGACTTCAAAAGGGAGACAATTGAGGATTTCAGCGCCCCTGACACGAAAATTCACGGACTAATTGCCACAGACATCCTAACTAGAGGTTTTGACGTGCCTGATGTGCTGATAGGAGTGTCAGCTAGGCCGTTTTCCAAGTCTTTTTCCTCTCACGTCCAGCAAATGGGCCGAATCATGCGACCCTGCGATGGCAAGACGCATGGCATATGGCTAGACCATTCGGGTAACTATCTACGTTTCAGAAAAGAATGGGACGAATTGTTTGAGGAGGGCGTCACAGAACTGCATGACGGCGCGGAGTCAACCAAGAAAGAGCCAACCGAAAAGAAGAAAAAGGATTCCAAGTGCGGCGGCTGCGGTGCGCTTTGGATATGGCCTGATAGAGTTTGCGGAGAGTGTGGATGGACGCGGCCAATGAAAGAGGTGCTAAACGTCCCAGGCCATATGGTTGAACTGGAGATGGGGCAGAAGAACTTTGTGGCAGAGAATCAAAGTTTCTACTCTGAGATTCTGTACTACAGTCGTATGCGTGGGTATAAAGATGGCTGGGCTGCACACAAGTACAAAGAAAAGTATGGGGCATTTCCTCGTGGCCTCAAAGAAAATGTAAAGTCACCAACCTTCAAAACCCTTCAATGGATTCAGAGCCGCAACATCGCATGGGCAAAGGCTAGAACATGAATTTTGAAGACTTTGCTAGAGAAAATGGCCTCATAATTGACCATGTGGTCGAGGGCCGGTGGGTAAGAGTGCCGACAGAGGACCATCCGAGAAAGAAGAACGGCGCGTACATATTTGACGGCAGAAGTGGCCTCATACAGAACCATGCAGTCCACCAGTCTCCCATCAGGTATGTATCCGACCAACCATTCGTGCCTGACCCAAACGCTGCAGCCAAGCGCCAAAAGCAGCGTGAGGATAGGGTAAAGCAGCAGTCCGAGGCGGCTAAAAAGGCAGCATTCATCTTTAACAATGTTAGAGTAGAGCAGCATCCTTACCTAGTTCGCAAGGGATTTACCGAGCCGGCAAAGGTTTGGAAGGGGCTTTTAACTGTCCCCATGCGGGTGGCTGGTAACTTAGTTGGCCTCCAGCTAATCAATATAGACGGAACAAAGCGGTTTTTGTCAGGGCAGCAGACCAAGGGGGCAAGCCTCGTGATAGACAACAAAGGGCCGAATGTCCTTGTGGAGGGGCTGGCAACTGGTCTTTCGGTGCGTCGGGCGCTGAAACTCATCCGGCTGCGCTACTGCATCCACGTTTGTTTCTCGGCTGGGAATATGCTGGAGATAGCAAAGGGCCTGGACAACCCAATTGTGGTGGCCGACAACGACCTGATGGGCGTAGGGACTGCCAAAAAAATAGCCTCTCGCTACTGGTTAGGAGAGGCCGGGGAAGACTTCAACGACTATGAACAGAGGGTAGGCAGCCAGGCAGCTGCCGAGTCCCTCCGCCCGTTCTTTTAAGTGGATGTCTCTAGGTTGCGCACCTGGGCGCCGGTGTCGTAGCCCCGGTGGTAGGACCATATCTCGAGCGGCGTCATAAAGTCGTTCTGCTCGTGCTGGTCGGTGCGTGCGTGGAAGTATCCCATCGCGAATGCTTCCATTTGGCTATAGGTGAATGTGACTTTCATTTTTTCTCTTTCATAACGTAAGCGGGATTGCCGGTCTCGCGCATATAAAACATGGCCTCATTGTTGGCCTCTTTTTGTGTTTTGAATTCACCCAGCAACGTATGGTTGTGGTTGTAGATTCGGTAAATCATGTTACTTTCCTTATAAATGGATCATGCGTGGACAAGTAGTTTTCGAATTGCTCCAGCACGTTGGCTTTGTCGCCTTTAAATCCGAATTCCTGCTTTATGATTGCATAGCACGAGCGCCCTTTGCTAATCTTTAGCCCGCGCAGCTCCAGTCGGAGCCCAGCGCGCAGAGTCAATAGCCGGTAGGTCGCTATTTGGTTTGGTTCTGTGATTACCATTCGTCCCCCTCAATTGGTTCGTCAACGTCGGATTCGTTGTAATGGGTGAGTATCTCGGGCCGGTAAAGGGCCATAACGGCGTCATAGCAGCGATCACATACCCTGGCAAGGGGAATGCCTCGGCCGTCATGTTCCCACCAGCTATCAGCCAGCAAATGATCGCAGCGTTTCATATTGCCTCCCACTTGAGGCCGATAACCGAGGGAAAGAATTCCCGATTAAAACCGCCGTTCGCTTCCCTTACCCAAACCCTGCCGGTGCTGCCTGGGTGCTGCGGTGGTCTGCCGCCGGTAAGCTCGTAACTCTTGAGCCGGTTAGTGATGAAAATATCGCCTATGGTGGCGGGCGTGCCGTCTGCACGGACTAATTTTTGATTGTCTTGAGTAATCATATTGTTTACCAGCTAGAGCTATAAGAGAATGACCATTTATAGTCGCGGGGCGCTGAAAGCAATTTATCCAGCGCTTCAATTGTGTATTCCAAGTCGGCAATATAGCCTTCGCCATATTCTGTGTCGCCAAAAAAGAATCCATCGGCGGTGGGCAGCGTGCGACTTGCAATTGATTTATCGTGTAAAACTAGGCGGCAAAGCCCCAGCAATTCGGCCAACTGTTCAGCGCTTACTTCGTAATCATTGCAATCGTCTACGCCGTTTTGCACATTTTCCACAAACCATTTGTGAATAGCGTTGGCCTTGCGCCAGTAGGCGGCGCCATATTCAATGCCGGATACGGGCATACCCTGGGCACCACTTACCGGCACTTCGGACAATCCTTTTTGCTCTGGGTCTTCTGCATTGCAGCGGTTGACGTGTTTTCGAGCCGTCAAATACATATCTAATCCCATAACTTTAACTCCTGTTAATGTTGGGCAAAATAGCCCCAAAAGCCCCACGCGTGAGGCTTTAAGTGTTATTTGTCGAGTAACCCTCGGGCGGTGTGGACCGCATCCATCAGCTCGTCGGCCAGGGTGGCGTCGGGTATATGCTTGTGGACCATGCCGGACCAATATGCCAAGCGGTCGAGCGCCTCGCGCAGCTCCTCCATAACGATCATTTGAAACCGAAGCTCTGTTAATAGGTCGGTGGATGTTTTCATTTTTAGCCTTTTGCGTTAAGTTGGAATTCTTGCCGGCCTCGCTGGATTAATGCGCGGGCCTGGGTGCGGTCCTCGGGTTGTTCGGCCGCGATCAGGGTTTGCAGCTCTTTTGCCCTTTCGATCCGGCTGGCCGGCTTGTTTAGGCGTTCATACCTATAACCGGCGTCGATGTAGTGAAATTCGGGATGGTTCACGCTGCGGCCCTCAGCTCTCGGATCCAGTCGGGCGCCGGCTCGTCGTCGTCGTATGAATTGGTCCACACTCTCAAACAATCGGGGCACACTTGGCCGCGCAGCTCGGCATTGTCTAGCGGCGCGTATGCGGCGTGCATATGCCGGTCTTCATGGCTGCGCTCAGCTCCGCAAATAGGACGGCCAGCATAAAAGCCGGTATGGGTTAGGTGTAGCATGGTTTAGCCTTTCAAAATAGGGATTACGCGGCGCGCCAGCTCGTCGGTGCGCTTTGCTTTGGTTCCGTGGGCTCTAAACCCAACGATAAAATCGCGGTCGGCGCGTGCGCACCATGCATCAAAATTACCGCAATTTTCACAAGTCGATTCGTCGCGGGTTTGCGTTTCGCATACGACAATGCGGCGTCCCTCGGGGGTGTAGGACAGTTTCGGGGTATCGCTGGGCACGATACAAACCACCGGCAAACCCTGGCCGCTTAGCGCATCAGCGTGGCCGGCATCATCGGCCGATAGATTCACCACAAAGCCCCAGGCGGTAGCATGGCGGGCCCAATTGATGGCTTGGGCGCTATGCTTATGGGTGTAGGTAAAACCCTTCCGGCCAATGTTCGCGGCCACTATTTGCCCCAGCTCGTAGGCGTCGACGTTTTCCCCCAAGCCCGGGAGATCCCCAGCGACGTTATGGCGCCAAAGTGTGCGCGGTGGTAGGCTGCGAATATGGCCGGCCAGCTGGTCGATGGGCACGCCTCGCGCTGGGACCTTGTCCCATTGCATACGAGTGTAAAAATCTTCCCCATAACAATCGGCGCCATAGTGCGCGCAGCTGGGCGGGCAGCTGGCACGCGGGCTATAAGTTTGTGGAATAGGGCCGGTTTTGCGGTTGCCGGATGCGCGAATAAATGTATATTTGGCGCTCTTATACTGTTCGGTTTTCATGCTATGCCCTCCGGTACCTCAATATCGCCGCCTAACTTGCTGGCAACATAGCAGCGCATGGCTGCGATTAGTGGTGTTGGGCCGTAGGCAATGATTGAATTGCGTGTGGCTTTCCAGAAATGCTCTGCATACGCACCCCCTCGGGTGGTTTCAATAAGCTCACGCTCAATAATCGGCCCGCCTTGTGCCCAATTGTCGGAGGGCTCAAATGGCGCAGGATAGCCAAGCCCGCTTTCATCACGCTGTACTTTCCCTATGTAACAAACCCCCCAAGAATCAAAAGTAACTTCGAGTCCTAGGCACTGTGCCACCGCCCAATCAAGGGCGGTGCCTTTTAATTCATTTGTTTTCATTTTGTTGCTCCAATTTAATAGCGCGCTCGATGTTGCGCTTGTTGTATCCGTCGGCCAGTTTGTCGGCCAGCATGGCGCGATCTATGGCCTCAGGGGTTGGGTATAGCGGCGGCGTGTAGGGTTTCAAAATGGCCTCAAATAGTGGGTGTAATTCGTTCATTAGTAACCCCTAAAAGTGCGCACGATTGAATCGTTGTTAGTGTGCAAATCGATAATGTCGTAATCTTCACCGGCTGCGCGCTTAGCCTCTATCCAGGCGCTGGCGTCGCAGTCTTCTTCTAAATAGGCCATATGCCCATTGCGATAACTGTAAGGGGATATATCGCCGTCAATCTTGAGGCGGCGTAATTCGGCAATGGGCACTTCAACCCAGCCATGGCCTGGGTCCTGGAAAAATTTGTATTTCATGATGACTTCCTCGCGGAAACTCGAACGGTAGCGTAGGCGTCGCCCTGGCTAGTGTGGGCCTTGATTAGCTGGCGGCTGGGCTTGAAGTGCATCGCTACTGTCTGCCAATCGATGGTTATCTTTCCCTCTGATTCACTGACTGCGGCGCGGTGATATACACCATCAATTGTTGACTCTCCCGAATCGATAAGCTCTTGCCGTAGGGCTTGCTCGTCAATTTTCAGGTCGGCAATTTGCGCCTTGACCTGGGCTAGTTTGTCCACAATGTGGCCGAGAATGTTTTCAGTTTTCATAATTTAAGCTCCAAAAAGATAAAAAACAATGGTCCAAATTAGGACCGCTACTATCGCGCCGATATAGTCCGGCGTCCGGCTGCGGGGTAACTGGTAATGTTGTCTCATTGGTTAAGTCCTTTCAGGGTTTGGAGTTGCTGGCCGATACCCTGGCCGCGTAGGGGATAGGAAACATTAGGGAAACCATCCAGGGCGGCGGCGTAATGCTTGCCAGCTAGAACAACGATATGGCGGTCGAGATGCTGCTGCATCAGCTCCCCTCGGGTTGTGATTTCCCATATAAGGCGCCCGCGCTTGTTAAGCTTTGAGAGGGCGCAGTTATAGGGCTCGATGATGGCGTCGGGAGATATCACGCCATAGAGCCCGCTCAATATTAGAACGTCGGCATCGACGCGGGCGGCTGCGGCCATTGCTAGGCGAAAAGCCTGGCCGGTGTAGAGCTGGGCAGCTGGGGCCGCATGGTCCAATTTAGCGGCGCTGCAGGCGATTAGGTATAAGGGTTTCATTGGTAGAGCTCCTAAGTAAGCGGGTTAATAAAACAGTCGAGTCGTTATGCTCTCATGTCTGATATATCACGTCAAGGGGTTTTCATACGGGATCAATTGAGAAAATTGTATGCGTCACCCAGTTACAAAATAGCCTGGTCGGTTCAAAGCGTAGGCGCGCGGTTTATTGCATGGTCGCATAGGTTGTGATACAGTCGGCGCGTTCTCAATTCATACCTCATGGTTTAAATAAATACTGACCAGTCACAATATGGCCAAACAGTCAACGCAAAAGTTAACGCGGGCGCAGATCCGGGAGGGGTTGGATACGATCCCGATAGATACGCTACTAGGTGCCGGCCAGGGTAAACAACCCAAGCTAACGGCCAAGATGAAAAACTTCGCGCACGCGGTTGCACTAGGCCAGACTAAGGCATCAGCATATAGAGGGAGCTACAAAGCAACGGCTACTAAGCGCACAATGGCTAGTAAGCCGTATGAGCTGGCAAAGGACGGGAGAATTCAGCGGGAGATCTTAGCCGTCCAGGCTGCATTAGAGGCGGAGAAATATCGAACCCCAGCTCAATTGAAGGCTCTACTCGTGCAGCAGCTGGTGCAACACTCGCTAGATGATGATTTCCCCCCAGCGTCCAGGGTGCAATGCTTGAAGCTTTTAGGCCAGCTATATGAGGTCGGTGCCTGGGTGGAGAGAAAAGAGATAACGACAGTAAGCCGATCCGAAGATATCCGCACGCGCCTACTCTCACGGCTCCAGGCCATAACAGTGGACGCCACCGAAGTGCAAGCCGATGATGCAATGGATCTACTGGCCGAGATCAGAGGCGCCCAGGCTCCCAGCTCGCAGGAAAATGATGGGCCACCGGCAACCGACGGCCACCCAGCCGACCCCACCGCAGGGGCACCCCCCGATTCAGGCCCGCCGCGCACAGGAGAGCCTATACATACTATTCCACTCAAACGATCCGAGCCAAAACAGGGGGAGGGGTC